CCGTGGCTACTTCAGGCACTACAAACTTTGGTATGGACTTTACGGAAATAGCTGAAGAAGCGTGGGAGAGAGCGGGACGTGAGATGCGTTCAGGTTATGACCTCCGCACTGCCCGCCGTTCGATGAACCTGCTCACTATTGAGTGGCAGAATCGCGGCATAAACATGTGGACGATAGACCAAGGTACTATACCGTTGCTTCAGGGCGTGGCTAACTACGCCCTACCCGCAGATACCGTTGACTTGCTAGACCAAGTAGTTCGCACAGGTAGCGATACACAACAGTCTGACCTGACGATAAACCGTATCAGTGTAAGTACTTATGCAACTATCCCAAACAAGTTAACACAAGGTAGGCCCATACAACTGTGGATAAACCGCCTAGGTAACGCCCCTGAGATTAACGTGTGGCCTGTACCTAGTAGTGATATATACACGTTCGTGTATTGGCGTATGCGTAGAATAGAAGATGCTGGTGCTGGTGTAGAAACAGCGGATATGACGTTCAGATTCTTACCATGCCTCGTAGCAGGCCTAGCGTACTATATAGCAACTAAAGTGCCCGAGATGATGCCTAGACTAGATATGCTCAAGATGCAGTACGAGGAGCAATTTAGACTGGCGGCGGAAGAAGATAGAGAGAAAACACCAGCTCGGTTCGTGCCAAGAATGGGTAGAATCTAGTGGGTAACCAATTTGCATCCCAAAGAAGGGCAATCGCGCTATGCGATGTCTGTGGGTTTCAATATAAATTATCGACGTTACGTATTGTAGTACGTAAAGGTGAGAGCACCAACATAAAGGCCTGTAACCAATGTTGGGACAGAGACCACCCACAACTTAAACTTGGTGAGTTTCCCGTTAACGACCCACAAGCGCTGCGTGACCCTAGACCTGACAATATCGAACTGCCGCAGGTTAGAGCCATTATAATACCCGTTACACCTGTAATATGTAGTGCAGTTGTACGAACCGTAACCGTGAGTATGCTATGAATTATACACAGTTAACAAACTCAATAAACGAACTGTCTGAGTATACGTTTACCGCAGAGCAAATAAAGTTGTTTGTACAGCAGACCGAAAAATTCATCTACAACATGTATATGTTCCCAGCGCTACGTAAAAATATGACGGGTGATATAACGTCTGGACTGCAGTATTTAACAGTGCCTATTGATTTCATATGGACATATTCACTAGCGGTTATTGACGCTAGCAACAACTACACGTTCCTAATAAACAAAGACGTAAACTTCATACGTGAGGCGTACCCCAACAACAATTCTGTAGCTACGCCCAAACACTACGCGCTGTTCGATAAAGACTCCATAATACTAGGCCCGACGCCCGACGCGACGTATAAGGTAGAGCTCCACTACGGATACTATCCAGAATCTATTGTAACCGCTAATACTACTTGGCTTGGTGATACTTTTGATAACGCACTGTTAAACGGCTCTATGGTAGAAGCGGCGCGGTTTAACAAACTAGAAGAAGATGTAGTGGCGAACTACCAAAAAATGTTCGAGCAGTCCATGAAGTTGCTTGGCAATCTAACTACTGGACGTTTACGGTCCGACACTTATCGTTCTGGCCAAGCCAGACAACCTGCTAATTAGGAGATACACACATGGCTATTACACAAGCATTATGCTCATCATTTAAACTAGAAATGCTCAAAGGCGAAGTAGATTTTAGTTCGGACACTAGTAAGGTTTATAAAATAGCCTTATATACGTCTAGCGCTGACCTCGATGCCGCCACAACTACTTACACTACTACTGGTGAAGCATCAGGCACAGGATACACGGCAGGTGGTAATACATTAGTGATAGTAGCTCCAGTACTATCAGGTACTACTGCGTTTGTAGATTTCGATAATACGATATGGTCAACGACCACTATCACCTCTCGCGGGGCGCTTATATATGAAGCAAACGGCACTACTAACCCTTCCGTAGCGGTTCTTGATTTTGGCGAAAACAAAACGTCAACTGCGGGTAACTTTGAAATTCAGTTCCCAGCAGCAGATGCCACTAACGCCATCGTACGCGTAGTGTAACACTGATATGACGGGTTGGGGCTCGGGCGCGTGGGGACAATACACTTGGGCGGGCTTCAAGGGAGAAACGGTATCTGTAACAGGAGTACAGGCGGGTAGCGAATTAGGTACTACTACCGTACTTGCAGGGACTGGCGTTATTGTACCTGTAGTAGGTTTCCAGACCACTTCAGTAGTAGGCACAGTTGTAGTGTCAGCGAGCGCCATAGCATCTCCTACGGGAGTGCAGACTAGCGTCGTGTTAGGCAGTGTCACGGTATTTGAAGGCACGGGCGTTATAGTCCCCGTAACAGGTTTACAGGCTAGTGCAGTTGTTGATACAGTAAGTGTAACGGGCGGGGCAAACGTACCTGTAACAGGTATCCAAGCTAACACAGTAGTCGGGGAAATTACCGTAGTTATCCCTGTAATCGTTACGGGTGTGCAAGCTGACGCGGTTGTTGGTGAAGTGGCTGTAGTAATCAGTGTAGCTTTCCCAGTAACAGGTGTAGAAGCAAACCCAGCGCTTGGCGAAGTAAGTATAGTTACAGGTACAGGCGTAATAGTTACGGCCACTGGTACGCAGACTATAGTAGTTTTAGGCGTTGCTAATGTAACCGCAGGCGCTTTAGTTACAGTAAGTGGGGTGACGACCGTTGCATTGGTCGGCAGCGTCAATGTATGGGGTACTATCCCTACAGCGCAAATACCCGACTGGCAATTAATAACAGATGTCCAAGTACCCGCTTGGGAAGATATACCAACATGAGGCTAAACTAATGGCAACGCAATACACAGACATATTAAAACTAGCGCTACCCGTACAAGGTGAACTTACCGGTACATGGGGAGATACCGTTAACGACGAGATTACCAGTATGGTAGAACAGGCCATTGCAGGCAGAACTACTGTAACTTCGTGGACAGCTAACTCACACACGTTGACCGTGATAGAGGGCGCCACTTCAGAATCACGCGCAGCCATACTAAACATAACGGACCCATCAACCTCGCTTACTGGTGCAGGCACAGTAATATGCCCCACGCAAAGTAAGATATATATAGTTGAGAACAACACCGTACGCACTATAACCGTGAAAACTAGCGCAGGTACTGGCATCAGCATACCTAGCGGACTAACAGGTTTAATATTCTGCGACGGGACTAACGTAGAAGACGGGCTAACATACTTACCCTATGACAACTCAGCCAGCGAACTAACCGCTACCAACGTACAAGCAGCCATCGACGAAATAGATGCCGCAGTTGATTTAAACACCGCATCTCGAACAGCACTAGGCACACCAGCAACAACAGGTATTGCCCTGCTTAACGATGAGACTGCTAGTGATGCACGTACAACGCTAGGCTTAGGCACAGCAGCAGTTAAGAACGTAGATAATATGGGGAACTTAACAGTTTTAAATCTTACTGCTTCGGGGGAAGTTGTCATAAATGATGGACCCTCATTTGGTGAGCTAACTATGGGTTATAATGATAGTGGTGGCAACGATACAGTTTTGAAGATGGGCTATAATTTGCCTAATTATGGCTGGCGCATTAGGCAAACGCAAGTCGCTGATAATGAAGCTTCCGGGACTTTTAATATAGAGCGCGGAACGGCTAGTTCTTTTGTTTCTGCTTTATCTTTTGACAACGAAGGCAATGCAACTTTTGAAAATGTCGTTAGAGCGGCAAGCGGGATATACCTAGGTGGCACTGCGGATGCAAACAAGCTAGATGACTATGAAGAAGGTACTTGGACGCCAACGCTTCCTAATGGCGGCACTCTAACCGTTAGTAGCGCGCAGTACACCAAAATCGGCAGAATGGTTACGCTTACGTTTTTTTTAAACGATGTAAACCCTACAAATAATAGTTCGCAATTTAACATAGGCGGCATTCCTTTCAACGCAAACGGTTCTAATGTATATTTTGGAGGTTCATGGGGGTATGCTGGTAATGGCACATATAATGATTTTATGCCGGTTATGGGTTTTAATTTCATTTACTTTCATAGATCATCATCCGCAAACCCCGTATCAAATTCAGAGTTTATCGCTAAAAGTGGGAGTCTGAAGGCGGTCGTTATCACAATATCGTATTCAACAAACTCTTAGTAAATCCAGTTAACCAAAGGAGATAAATCATGTCTTTATCAAAAGTAACAGAAATAGATAAAATAGAAATCGTAGGGGAATTTAAGCACGTTCAGTGCCGCACTGCTACATGGGTCGAAGATAATGGCGTTATGATAGGCGGTAAACAGTACCACCGCCACGTTATAAGCCCCAACGATGATGTATCCGGCGAGTCAACAGAAACGCAAGCCATTGTTGCAACGGTACATACTCAAGAAGTTAAGGACGCTTATACGGCTCACTTAGCAGAGCAAGAGTTAGCACCACCAAAAGGCGCATAGCATGGAATATTTACAATACATACCACTACTCGTAATGATTTGTTCAATCATAGCAGCAGCAACACCAACGCCTAAAGATGATGCGTGGATTGCTAAATTTTACAAAGTTATTGAATATTGCGGCTTTGTGTTCGGCAGAGCTAAGGATAAGTAATCATGGACGACTTGCATTTAGTTCGGATTGAGAAAAAGCTAGACGATTTAGCCAAGGCGATTATTGACATTGCCCGCGCTGATGAGAGGATAAAAGCAACTAATAGTAGGCTAGATGGGGTAGAAACCCGCGTAGCTATTACTGAAAAGGAACTAGCTGACATCGCAATACTAGCACGTAAAAACTCAGGT